TGTTCAATAAATTCTTTTATACTCATTTCTTTTTTAAACATCTTAACTCCTATTTTTTATTGTTATTATTGCTTACCAAATAATTGTGGCAAGATTATGTCAATCATAATTTTATTTTACTTTTATTATTTTATCATCTTGCATTATTACATTTGCAAACCAACTTCTTTTTTTATTGCACCCTGTAATAGTACCAGTTGATTTATATTCCTCACCAAAAAAAGATGTTTCAATATAATTTAATTCATTACCAACATTTTCTTTTAGTTCTTTTTTAGTTTCATATAGTAGTTGTATCATTTGTCCTCCATTTGTTATTGTTAATTGTTAGTGTTTACCATAGCTAACATTTTTTATTTCTTTATTCCAACACATTCGACAATCTAAACATTTGCCACCTTGATTTGCTGAGGGGCAAGTAGCATTTTCTGTAACTACTGTTGATGTATGTTCCCATGCGTTTGGAATACTGCCATTTATTTTTGACCCACTCAACCTTATAATTAAATTATCTGGTATCTCGTTAGGGTCAACCTCCAATAAATATTTTCGTTCTTGAGTAGGTAACCAATGTTTAGTGTTAGGTGTTAGCCTACAAACTTGAAATATTTTTCTCAAGTGTTCAACACTTTGTATATCTCCTGCGTCATGCCACCTAAAAACATCATCCTTTATTTGACAAGCCATTGCGTCAACCCATAATGGATGATTGATTGCTTCAAGTCTTTTATACTGTATTTCTTTTATCTTAGGGTATCGAATATAGTTACCCTTTAAAGCATAGCAACTGAAACATGGTGTACCCTCAATCTTTCTAAGCTTAGAGCCTGTCTGACAAGCCCACGCAGGAAGACTATAAGATTTACCTGGCATTTTACTTGTTCTAGTTAAGCTATAAGTAATTTTCTTTGCGTCTTTAATTAACATACTACCTCCATTTGTTTTTTAAGTTACCATTTTTATTGAAATAATTTTCTCTAATTTGTTCAATAAATAATTGCATAGTTTCTAAATCAACATCAACACCATTTATTAATTCTGATAGTTGACTATGTATCCATTCAATTTTTTCATACTCATTCATGCAACCTCCAGTTGTTAGTTATTATTTTTTATTTTTATATTCAATTAAATCAATTGTAGCAAGGCAACCAAAAATTCCCATAGCTATTAATAAAATTATTCCTAGTGTAAAACCTAGATATAGTTCAATCATTCAACCTCCAGTTGTTATTTGTCCAGTTCTCTTTTTAATTTATGTATATCAAATTCCATTGCTTTAATAAATATATCTTCATTAAATTTTGGATTATCCTTTTTTAAATATTCGATTAATTCCCATTGCATATTTGCAATATGTGAACCAATCATATTATTATCTAATGTTGGATTAGTTTCATAAGTTGTTTTATAGCTTTCAATATAAGCATTTTTGAAAACCTTAGCTAATATTTTATAATATTTTTGACTTAACATTTTTAAACCTCCAGTTGTTTATTGTTTATTAGTAATTACACCACTTGCAATAGTAGTCTTATAAAATTGAATTTTTGGTGGTTTTTTTTCTTTTGGATATTCACCAGTAAAATCAACTTCATTATTAATAAAATCTTTAAATGGTTTTTTCTTTATATTCCATAAATGAGTATATGGTTCAAAATAATCATTTACAGGATATTTAAAAACCTCAATTGTACTATCTTTTAAATCTATAAACAACCACCCATTTTTTAAATATATATCTTTTTTAGTTATATTTATTTGATGATTAAAATTAATATTATATATTATTTCATCATATTTTTTTATCATGCAACCTCCAGTTGATTAGCTTAATTAAAAGCTAGGTTTATATTATCTAGATTAATTAAAATCTAGGGTTACAAGCTATGGTTGTATCTAGCATTTTTAGATTTACCACCTTGAACACTCATATTTATTCGGTTGTAAATGCTAGACTTAACTGGCTTGTAATATTTATTTAACATTAAAGCATTATTTTTTAAATCTAAAGTTAATCTAGATTTAAACTTTCTAAATTCTCTGTTGTTTTGAATTCCGAAAGCTTTGTAATTATGCTTTGTTATATTTGTAAAATTTTTAAAATTTAAAATCATGCCACCTTATAAAACAGCTAAATTTTAATTACAAGTTTCAACTAAAAGTTGTGCTTAAATAAACCTTGATATATAAGAATAATAGCTGATTTAGGGTGCGACATAGTTATACAATTTAATTATTAGGTGAAATTAGGTGATTTTGGGCAAATCAAAGCAAATCAATATAAAAAATATAAAAGTTTTAAAACAATAATATTGCTTAAATATTAAATATAATTTGTAAAAATAACCTAAAATCTAGGTCAAGTGATTTGAAATTGTCAAGCTATATCTTATATATAATTTAGATATATATTTTATAACTATCTAATTGGTGAGATTTAAAAGCTATAGACCGACCCCAGTTTCAAAAATTCTAGGGTGTTTAGCTTGAGATTTGGCAAGGGTTTTAGAGGTATTGAAATATTGCTTTTAGTATTGGTAAGCTTGAGATTTTTAGAGATTGTTTGAGGGTTTTAATCTTATCTTATAGATAAGCTTTATATTTTTAGAGATTGTAAACTAGGAAGATATTTAAAGCTATTTAAGTATAATAATTATATATAATATCTATATATATATTTAGTTGCTAATTAGAATCATTATAAGGTGGGTACATATGTGCCATGGGGGGGTGTGGGGGGTATATATATAATGCTCATACAAAATACAGAGCTTTAGATGTAAACTAGATAGTCTCGCCCTGCTGTAAAGATTCGCATAAGACTTGCTATATTGCTGGACTGCCCCAGATAGACTTATATGCTTCACCCCCTGGAGAGTTGATATATATATTATACAGGTGCTTCTGCATTTGTCAACTCTAAATGAAAATAAATGTTGTCAACTAGATGTAAACTTGTTATAATGAATACATGAACAATAACTTTCTACCAACTAACTCTGAAAATAAACAAAGAAAACTAACAGACCAACAACAACACTTTCTAGCAGCCCTCGGTGGTGTAGCTAAAGGTAATATAAACCTAGCTCTAAAAGAAGCAGGGTATGCTGACAGTTCAAAGTCTAATGTTATAGATTCCCTAAAGGATGAGATAGTAGATGTTGCCACAAAGATTCTAGCAAAGTCAGCACCAATAGCCAGTCAGAAGTTAGTGGAGATATTAGAGAGTGATGACCCTATACCACAAGTCAATGCTAAACTACAAGCAGCACAGACATTGTTGGATAGAGTGGGTATTGCAAAACGAGATAAGCTTGATGTAACGCATACAGCAGCATCAGGCATATTCATTATACCTGCTAAAGAGAAATTAATAGATGCTAATGCAGAGGATATTGATATAGATGATGAAGAGAAATAGTTCAACTATTCCTTTTGGTTATAGATTAGGTGAAGATAATAAAACATTAGAGATTGTTGATAAAGAAGTATCAGCATTAAAAGAAATGAAGGATGGTGTTAAGTCAGGTGCTTTTAGTTTAAGAGGAGCAGTTGAAATATTAGAACATCAAACAGGCAGGAAGTTATCAGCTATGGGTTTGAAGAAAATCATAGACAAAGATAAACCAGAGCCAGTAATACAATCAAAAGGTTTGTTAAGTAAGAATGACTGACGAGAAACCAAAAAGACAATATAACTATAGCTATGCTCACAAAGCTAAGATGGCTTCAAGAAAAGCTGTCAAAGCAAAAGAAAAAGAAATAGCTAAACTAAAAAAGAACTTGGAGAATAAGACAAGAAGACTTCGAGAAAAAAAAGAAACTTTGAAGGTCGTACAAAATGCCGAAACGAATAAAGAAACCAAGAAAGGTCTGGTCATCGAAGAAGACAAACTTGATACCTTACCTAGTCCTGTTAAAAAACTCATTGAAGAAGAAAAAGAAAGAGTAGTATTTAAACCTAATGAAGGACCTCAAACAGATTTTCTAGCAGCACCTGAACAAGATGTATTATATGGTGGTTCT